ACTCAATACCCATCAGGGCTTTGTTATAGTAAAGCCCTAAATGGTAGCTTATTTCACCAAAAGTATCCGGGTCAATCTTGCCGTGCAGTTGAGCTACCTGTTGTCCAAACGGAAGCTTCAATACATCTAAGCTGCTGAAATCGCCATTCGCCAGGCCTTCCGCAACGTCTCCACCAATAACGTACTTGCATCCAGGTTTCGGCTTCTCCCAAACTTTAAGAAACCCCTTCGGGTCTTTCTCGACACGCCCGGTATGCATATTAAAGTCTCCAACGAACAGTGGTGTATAACATTCATCCTCCGCCGATCTGATTTGGTAAGCCGGAAATACTTGTTTGCCTGAGTAGATGAACGCTTCCTCTGCCGTAGCGGGATACCATTGCTTAAAAAACTCTTCTTTTGAGAAGCCAATAGGCGGAACGAGCGTGCTGATCTTCCAACGACGCCATTTAAGCTGTGCATACGAGACGCTTGTGCCGCTTGGTAGCTCCTGTTTAAGTAGCCATTCTTCGTCATCCGATAAGGTTCCTTTAATTTCCTCTAACTCTGCCTCACTTGGCTTTCTTTTATATTCGCTATGAAAGAACCAAGGAATAAAAATCCTAAGATACTCAGGAGTTTTACCCTCTGCTTCTTGCTGCTCCGACTCCTTCCAGGTATTATAGAAGATGCCCCCTACTCCATTGGCCGTTGACTCTATAATTATTTGGGTACCTAAAATCGCCGGATACTCAGAAGGCACCGATTCAAGGAGTCCGGCCACTGTATTCAAACTGGCATCCTTGAAGAAGGCGTATTCTGATAAATGTATAAAGTGGGTCGTGATACCCAATCCACCTTTTGACTCACACGTTTTAACATCGTATCTACTGCGCAAGCCTTTTATCGGACTTCCCTTTGGAGCGTCAAATATCAATGCCTTTTCATTACTGGCCCTGGTCATTGGCCTGACAATCCTTGGAGCGTTTTCATGGAAGGTCTTTACCATGTTGAATAGGTTGTCCCTACTCATGTCCGCCTCTGTCATAATGACAGCACGTTTACCTTTACGGTAACTGATTTTATGGTAAAACCAGGACTCAACAAAGGTGGATCCGCCCCATTGCCTACACTTAAGCATGATGGCTCTGATATACCCCTTAGTCTCCAGTTCTTTTTTTAGCAGACCATGGACATATATCTGGGACTCATTCAGCTTAAACGGCACGAGCTGACCTGCTTTGTTATTGATTTTATGGCAGCGTGGAGCGTAATAGAGGTAGTCAGTTGCAAGACGCATTTGAACTTTCTTGCGCTTCACTTCCTCCGGTGTTGGCTCTTCTGCTTCAATTTCTTTGTCAATCAATGCAACCATCTAATATGTCCTGTATCCTGAAAAAAGGTTTTAACTGCTCTTTGTTATAGTGAAGCAAATTGTCATTCAGCGGCCCTCCAACACGTACCAGTGTCATCTTTATCCACTTAAGCTGCACTTTCATTTGGGCCACGACAACTTCCAACTCCATTATTTTCCGTGCCTGCATTGCAAGCATTTCTGTATCTGTCATATCTATGTATCAGTTATATAAGGACTTGTCAACTAAAATTACCCTATTCATTTTCGCTACCATCCTCCGCCCGCTTCTCTGTATTCTTTTTCAACCCTCTGCTCCTTGATAATTTTGTCAAGCAATTTCTCAATTTTCATATCCTCCGTTGTCTTCTTTGCTTCACAATACTGTATGATACCAAATACCAATCCAGACAACAGTACGACGATACCTACTATCTTTCCTGCGTCCGCCATTACCTGCCTGAAGGTTTTCTTTGCCGACGTAATACCTCTGACTTCATCTTGGACGCTTTGCAGCTTCTTCAAATAATCGTCTTGCCTGCCTTCCAATTGAAGCTTTGTTTTTTTCGCATCTTTATGGTTTTCTTCCTGCTTCTTTTCTATGCGCTTTAACGTGCCATTGGCGTCTTTAATGTAATCATTAAATCTGTCTTCCTGGGTACAACTGGTGCTGCATTCCTTTATTGCATCGTAGAGACCGTCAATCTTCTTGTCTTCATTTGCTATATGGCTTTTGAAATCCTTTGCCATGGTGTTTTGACTATCCTTGACACCCCTAACGAGAGTGGCGGTCTCTACGATTAAATCCCTGGTTTTCTTGAACAGCATTTTAAGTCCCGTCCCCTGGTTCATCATCATCCCAATATTTTACACCATCTCTGGCTTTAGTTATTGCTGCCTTCATTGCATTCTTATCTTCGTTGCTAACGTTTTCGGCATCCTGAATGATCGTTGCGAGGCTTAACCCCAAATCTAAAAGCTGCCCTATAAGTGGTATTATATCTGATACCTTCATTGCTATCCTCCGGTAAATTTAGTTAGTTGCGTCAGTAATTCGGAGAGCCGGGCTTGCATTGCTAAATACGAGGTGTTGTCTCCGGTGTCGATCGCGACAATTGCTGCCGTTCCTAAGAGTTTATAAACGCTTACTGCATCGTTGTATGCATTTTTTGCAGAGGCACAGTCTGCAGAATTCAAGGTGCCATTAGCGCAAAATCCCTTCAATACAGGCAATGCATTATCCAGCACGGCCCCAGCACTTTCATACGAAACCATAGTCGTCTTTTTCGCCGACATAGAACCACAACCTTGGGAGAAGAGAACGACCATTAACGTAAACAGAAAAAAACAAGTAAGGCTTTTATTGAAATAGTTTTTAATCAAAACTCAACTCCCTTAGTTAAGGTTTTGTGTCTAAAGTTAAATAAGAGTAACCGTTAATTAAGCTTAGTGGTTAAAGCTTAGTGGCTATTTATTGCTGCCATGCGCTCTTCCGCATGCTCTTCCTGGAAATCACTTCTACCGTACTGGCCCTTTGCACGGTCTCGTAACTCACCGATCTTGCTCTTGTTCCAGTTCTGAGTATGGCTGTAATACCCAACAATCCTGGTAATCCCGTTTAACTTGACAGGAACGTCTTCACGGGCAACTACTGCCACGAACCGCTGTGCCGTCTTTTCATCTTTGATCGCTGAAAAGATTTCAGCCAATTCAACTGTTACTTGATGACCTAATACATCTTCCGCAAGACGGTTATCGTGAACTACCAATACCGTCTCCCCGCTACCATCCGACTTCCTGTTCTCTGCAACAAGCTCCAGGTTTTCATGGGCTTCTATATGCTCCACAAACAACTCCAGGCTCTTAAACATTTCGCTGCCTACTGGGTCATTGCTCATACACGACTCCTTTTCTGCTAAGGTTACAGTTCATTATCGGCCACTGCCTTCTCGGCAATATAAAGCCTTCGCTCAAGGTCTCTTCTCTTGCCTTCTTCCTCGTCTACAATGCTACCTTTGAGCTTTAAAAGGAGAGACTTAATATCTCTCTTTTTATGAAAAGCTGCATCGCTACGCAATTGATCTACGTAGCATATATCTGCAATTTCATTTACTACGGCGTTAAGCTCCGGCATCAACCACTCCTTTGCGTTGCTTCCAAACATCGACTCCGCCAAGTGCGGCAACTAATGTCATGGCTGTGATTATAATAGGCATGGGTACTTCTTTCCCCGCTGTTGAGTAATGCAAGGCCAGGAACACGATGACTACTATTGCCAGTACACACCACAGAATGACTCCCATCCTCTTCATTCCGATGCCTGCATTCTTAATTACTGCCGTCAATCTAAGCTCCTTATAAAAATTTATCGAGAATTGTTTTTTCGTAAAATTTTGCATGAAGCTTCTTGCTCCATATTTCCGGTATAAAAGGCTTGTGCATGTCTGGCTCGTGCTTTACAAACTGTTTGCCATTTGCCGTGCAGGCGTGAGCGTACTGGCAATCCATACATGAAGGCTCCACCTCTGACAGGTCTTGGTACGCAATAGTTTCTCCGGGCTTATACTCTGCGATTGTAACTTGCGGCTGGAAATCTTTACAGCTGAATTCATACTTGCGGACTTTTATCGCCCTACCTTTTAAGGCGTCATTGTCAGTGTTCGGTACGGGATTTGCTGTAATTGATTTGGTTACGGCTGGAAGGATTGGAGCGATTGCGGCTACTGCCAACCCTTTTAATGTCTTGCTTAAAAACCCACGTCTTGATAGTTTCATGTCTTCTTCCCCATAAATTCATCCTTATGCATCCAGACCGCGATAGTTGCCAGCTTCAATGTTTTAAGCTGGCACCCTTTAAAGCAAACACGCCAATCGGCTCCGCTCGACCTTATTTCGTGTGGTGGGTGTTGGAGTGCGATAATACTACCGTCGGGATGACGAGTCTGCAACTCCTTGATTAGTACGTCAGTGCCTATGATTGCAATGTCGTTCTCGTCTATCATTCCTTCACCATATCAACTTCTACCGGAAATGTCAAGTTCTGCCTCTGTAATTGCAAAAAAGCCTCCTTGTCTATCGGGTCAAAAATTCTGGGGTCGAGGTCGAGCCTGTCTCCATCACGCCTGATAAAAGGGATGCCTCCGAGTCTAAGCGTTTTTTCCAACGCCGCACAACCAGTACATCCTTTTTTTGAGTATACATATTTTGCCAATGAATCCTCCTATAAGTTTAAAATAAAGTTACCCAGGTAAGGACGGCAATAACTGCGGCAATACAAGCAATAACCACCACGCCTTCTACTATTAAGATATGGTCTTTGTTGTATTCATTGCCATGTTTTTTGTCAAACTCCAAGAACGCCCTGTCTTCGTTTTCTTCCTGCACGCTACCTTTGTACTCTTCGTAGCTGGTTGGGTACCCTGCTCTTTGGCTGTGATCCTTACGTCTATCCACTACATGTCTCCTTTCGTTCTGGCCTCTCGATTAATAGCCAGTAATCCGGCTGGCCTTCTTGGCTCAGCTTATAGTCTGGCTCACTTACTCTGTTACTGACAGCAAGCCATTCGCCGCCTACATACTTCGCCACTTCCATAAAATCATTGTAGTGGCAGATTAAATACTCTGCACATAGATCAGTAGGTGGTGGAAGATAGTTTTTCACATTAACCCATTCCATGGTTGCAGGAACGGGCGGTAGTAAAGACTCGGCATCGACATGTAACAGCCGCGCCAGCCATAGAATGAATGGTTTTCTTAACATCTACACCACGCACAGACACATACCACACATCGGCAGCAACACGCAACTGTCGTGCTGCAAGCCAGGATAAAATATAATGACTTCATAAAACCCTCCATGAAAAAGGATTAATCCTTGACTAAAAACCCGCCAAACTCACCATTGACAATGGTATTGTTATCAGACACAGATTCACATGTTATTTTTACATCTGTTTTCTCAGTAAATTCTAGCCAATCGCTTCCACCACTTCTGTATGATGCTCCATCAGAAATTTCAGGGCTAAGAACAGAGTTGAACACCTCTCCGTCTTTACGTGCCCGGAGTGTCATACTGGCTGAGCCAGGGGCTCCAAGCGACCTAGACATTTGCATAATCACACTGTTAATCCATAACGTCTTTCCAAGAGGCACGGTATAGGCCGCTATTGCTGTTTGGTTATACCCTATTGGCATTACCGCGAAAATATTTGCAGTCGTGGTGGTGTGACGCAAAGTAATAGTGCCTGCATTCCCGCCGCCGCTGCCCGCAGTTATAATGCGTAACCTGGAACCCCCACGGTAATATGTTAAGGCTCCAAGCGAAACAGGCGTAGTGCCATTCAGCGTAACAGTTATATTAGGAGATTCAGCACTCGTACTGTCAAGTAAATTGTATATCGTAATAGTCCTGGCTCCGGTTCCTGCGGCGGTGTCATTAACACTGGAAGAAAATATCTCCATAGTCTCGGCTGCTGTTGTTGGGAAGCCGGTATACACAAGCCCTCCATTCCAAATGTCTTCACCAGCTGCTGTGTCTATGTCTGAGTTTCTTCCAAATTTATGGAACTTGGTAAAGCCTGTGACGTTGCCCATTGCAGCTTCAAGGGACATGTCGGACGGAAGGCCTGACGTTCCTTGCCATGCACGCTGGCCACCTCCACCGCGAGCTGACTGGAAAGGGATAAAGGCCATTAACAATATAAATACTGCAAGAAATCTGAATAAACGCATAATACATCCTCCTGTAAGATTAATAACCGTCTGCTATTAAAAGAACTTCGTAGTCTACGCTGATGGATGCAGTACCAGTAGATACTGCTCCCAGAAATATCAAATCCGTCTTCGCTGAGAATGCATTTATTGGGGCGTTATTATCAGCTCCTTGTGCATTGTCCGACACTCCTACGTAATCTTTTATAGCCCGCATGGCAGTATAGGGGGCAGTGACGTCACCTGCATCTCTTCGCGCGAGAAGCATTACATCTACCGACTTCGTACTGTCCGCAACTATGCCTTCTATAAAGATATAGGCTCGATATCCCAGGGGAACGGTATATCCGGCTATTTGGGACTGGCCCTTGGGATAGGGCGTGGTAATTCCATTGAACCACAATGCACTGCCACTGACTTCTTGAATAGTAATAGTGCCTTCATGCGAACCAGTGGAAGCCGTTGCGTACACGCCGGAAGCGCTCACCCACCAGTCATATATCCGTATCATATCAATGGGCAAAGGGACTGCGGTAAGGCCATTTGTGGCTACTACCTGCGTTATCTCTGCCCATGTACTATCAAGCCCGACGACTGTGATCTCCCTGGCTCCAGCTCCGGCAGCTGTGTCATCGGCGTCATCTGAAATTACTTCCAAGGCGACTGCGGCTATGGGAGTGGGATATTTCAAGGAAGACGCTATGGGAACCATTGTGGTACCGACGACGGCTTTGCCAAATCTGTGAAGCAAGGTGTGTCCGGGGATATTGCCTTTTACGACTTCAATGAGAAAAATTTCCGGAGAACCTGCTGTACCTTGCCAGCCACGGCGAGCAGAAGCATTGGGCATAAAGGCTATTAAAACAAACAACATTGCAAAGACTGCGGATAATTTTTTAAACATAACTAACTCCTTTGAAGGTGGTTGGAAAATCTATAAACCCGTACTAAGTAGCAGAAACCACGGTAAAAATCAAGTAGAAAACACGGGGCGATATTCACGATAAAACGGGCGGTGACGGACAAAAACTCTTCCGAGGTGCCTTTTTCTACACCACGGGAATTGCTCCGGCCAATACGAACTGTTTTCTTTAAACTTGAATAAAGCGATAGCGGAAACGACTGCTGCTTTGTACTGAGGTGCTGATTCTGGCGTCGTCAGCCTTGACAGGGCTGCAAAATCGTCATACGGCATGGGTAAGTACCTATCTACTGGCTCAACGGCCCTTGTCTTAGCGTCTTTGAATGCCGTGGCTAATATTTCGGCAGCTGAGCCAAGGATTACTTCTCTGAGAATTCTATGCTTCATGTCACGTCTCCAAAAAGATTGAAAATTATTCATGCTGGGCTTCTTCATCGAGTTCCTAATATTATTCCGGCTCCAAGGGCTATCATCCATACACCCCACCACCACGGAGCTTCTTTGAACAAATACTCTCTTATGCCGACTCTCTTACGACTGTACTTCATGTGCTCTGCGTGGCCCTGAAAATTCCGCTTAAAAAACATAGTGCTCTCCAAAAAACCAAAAAATTAGAAAATTATTTTGTTTACCTTTACAAACACTTGAAAAAAAGAGAAATCTATACACACAAGCCCGGAAAGTAGTCAGAGCATCGTTTGTCGTACCTTCCTGTGATAGGCCCCCCGCCCCCTTAGCCAGCTTCAAAACAATGGGACTCCTTCTTTTCCGCTGGGCATGGCAGCTGCGCCGAGCACACACCACACAGCACAAATTGACATCATTATATAATTTCACTTGGAACATGACATAACATATCTTATCGGACGTTGAAAGCTAAGTCGTTAGAGCGTAAGGACTTACACCAAGTCGCTGTCTTTCTTGGGATGAAGCACCACTGGTGGGGGTACATCAGGGATAGTCTCCCCACTTGGTAGCTGTAATTGGTCTTCATTCCCCACGTCCACTGCATCTGTCTCAATCAGCTCACGCTCAGCCTCTTCATCCTCAAAGATCAGCTCAGCAACGAAGTCCTCGTGCATGTCCTCAGCAAGCTCAGCTGTCGCTGGGATCATCTTGCCGTAAAGGCGGTAGAACTCCGACTGATTGGTCTTGGCCCACTGCAACATGGCTTCATGCCCATTCTGCTTGCGCTTCTCACCTGTGGTCTCGTCCACAATCTCAACGTCATTGCCCATGCTCTCATACACAGCATGGAAGACCTGCCTCACATCGTTGGTGACGCGATTCTTCTTGCCCAGACGACTGCCAGCCATCTTATTACCTTTTTGGAATTGCCCCATAATTCGTCATTCCTCCGTCAATTGAACCGTCAATAGGATTTGTTGAAGATTTATTGAGCGTGAGAGCCTCTCTAAGCCACTCAATTAATCATCAACGTGTATAGACATACCTCAATAATGCCTCAATGTCAAGCTTATTTCTTGTTGTACGCTGCAGACATTCCAATGTGCTCTTTGTGTTTCATCCACCAAACCAATGCCTCAAGCTCAGTGGGGGAATATTCTCCGTTCAATATGACCTTGGTGCTTGGCTTAACCCACACAGCATATTGCCCCATTTTCACAATTGCCTTCTTCGCCCTCTCTTCATTCATAACCCAATTCTCCTTTAAAATTCCAGTGCTTTGTCGTGGAAGATATTATGTCCATGTGGCTGCAGCTTCGCTTTGATGCGCTGCAATGCATGGAAGTATTCAGCTGGAGCCGTCATCTTGCACTTGCTTCTGATAATCTCCATGGTAGCACACCTCACTTCCCACTTGGTAATGCCACTCTCAAGAAGAATCTCGACAAACGATGGTATCTTCGCTGGGTCCGGCATTTCAACCATGACTGGCATCAGCTTCTTAAAGCTGTTTACGACGTCATCCAGATCAGCCAAGAGTTTCTTGTCCTCCTGTCGCTTGTCCTCCCATCTACTACTGTCTCTGTTATATCTATTCTGCTGCTCACGAGTCAGTCCGTTGAATTCGTCTTCAGTGATGAATTCTGTTAATGCCTTGATTGCTATTTCTGTCTTATTCATGTCGTTTCAGCCTTTCTTTTCATTTCTGCAAATATATCGTCTATCTGATCTGCCGTCGCTCCATTCGTTGGTGCCGTCTTCGCCTTTCCCCAGAGACCAGCAAATCGTTTTCGTAGCTTGCTCGGTGATAATACATTCATCTGCTCAAAGCTGTCTTGTTGTGCCCATCTCAAAACCTTCTCGATGTCATCAAAACTGTGCCCATCAACTCTGTGCAAAAGATCGATGTCTTTGCTCCATTGCTGGTAGTTTGGTTCCTTGGTCTTCTCGTTGTTTGTCTTCATCAAAGAGTAGAGCAAAGTGGCGAGTCGGAGTTCGTCAGAATCCGACACATATTCTTTACTTTCCTTTACCTTTCCTTTACCTTTACTTTCCTTTACTTTGCTACCTGTAGCTAGACTGTCGCTAGACGTTTGCTCTAGCATTGCTAGGGCTTTGCTCTGGCCTCCCTTGCGTCCTGCTTCTATCCTCTTTTGTTTCATAGCGTTAAAGATATCCATTGAATGGCATAATCTCTTGCTGAAGAAGTATTCATTGTCATCAATGACCGTGAAATCAAACAAATTGTAGCCTCTGATGATGTCCTCAAGCATGGGTAGCTCTACATGCAAGGCATACGCGAGGCAGGGTAAATCTTTCGTTGGATATATGTTGGTTTTCTCTGCTCTCAAGGTCTCGACCAGCGCCCAAAATAACCCATATCCTGCCCATCCGTGCTCCATTCTTAATGTAATAATCTTGCCGTCGTTACGTGCTCCCATGTCGTGTGGGAAATAATAATCATCCTTCTTTGTTGTCATGCATGTCCTCCTTCTTTGTAAAGAATATCTTATCCTTCTTGGCTGTTAAGAGTGATTCAGTGACCATGAGGTGAAGCAAGAATGGGTTGTCCATGATCATCTTGCCCGTGACCTTTCTGATTTCCTTGTATTTGTCATGCTGACCACATGGCAGTTCCTCCGGTTCCTTCTCAAACATATAGCAGAAATCGGTTGATGACGGTATGTTGTGGCGGCATCCACTGCATTTATCATTCATGTGGTTTTCTCCTTTGGTAGTAACTCTTCCATCAATGCTATCATTTCCCTTGCATGTCTCCTGCTGTCTGCCTTGCGACTTCTCATTAGTGCTTTATTGTAGTTGTCTACAGGCGTTTTTCTGCAAAATTGCTCACCTGTACTTTTAAAGATTGGGCACCCACTACAACTGAAGTCGATGGATTTAATGCGTATGTTGCAACTCACACTATACAATGAGCATAGTTCGCATTCATACGGGCCTGCATACTCTGAATCAATAAGCTTGCGGGTCTTCCACCCTTCAATGCATTTTTTTAAAGCCTTCTCTGTTTTCTTTGTCATCTTCATCTGTTGTCCTCCAGCGTCCGTGAGTTGTTGTCGTTGACATTATCAGTCCGGTAGTTAGTCCTGAGACCTCCTGACTGCTTTCCGCCTTCCTTGTACCCGTGAGCATTGCTGGCTTCACCTCCAAACTTGTTAGAGCACGCCAAGCATACCAGACTATGCATATTTGTATCGGCATTGAACGTGCCGACGCCGTGGATCTTCTTAAAGCATATGCTGCATCGCTTACCCTGCACCAAAAACTCTGCGCATGCATCACAAAAGCCGTTGTTGTGTGCTTTCAGCTTCTTTGATATGGATATCTCGCATTTAGCACAATGCGTCGTCCATGGTTTAATGTTGGCCCAGTACGCAAGGTCAGCTGTTGACTTGATAATGCCAGTGTACTTGGTAGATGTGTAGTCCGTTGGTGTTGGTAATAAATGATCAACCCGTCGTTTAAGTGCTACGACCCTCTCGATTGCTACGCGCTCATTGTATTTCTGCACTTCATTCATGTCATGCCTCCTTTTAAGGTGTGATTCCAATGTCCCATGTATAAGTATGTACTCCTTCTTCCCCGTCTTGGTAATCTTTAACCCACTGATCGTAGTCGTCTGTCAATACACGTAGTAGCTGGTCTATGAGCCATTGCTTGTGGTGATCACCGTCAGTGCCTCCGTAGTCAGCTATTAAAGCCAGTGCCTTTTCGGTCTTGCCTTCTAGTTCTTCCTCTTTTCGCAGTGAGGACTTATATCCAAGACTGTAGCCATGGATAAATATTTCTACTTCTGCCATCGTGCTGTAAGTAACCCTATCCATTGCCTTTGGTACATCGGGAAGTATAAACGTCTCTCCGTCAGTCAGCAATGTAATGCCGCAAGCTCCTGCGGCTTCCCGCGCACTCATAAACTCTGCAACTAATGATGCCTCTGGTGTATCCATATCCTGTCTCCTTTACTTCGTTATTTTTGTGCCAGCTGCTCAATATACTTTGATGACCGCTTGCAAAGTAATCTTGCATCCTTACTGGTAAACCCTAACCTTTTTGCAAGCCAGTAGTTATCTCGCCTGCGTTTACTCCTGATATCTAAGTCTGCTTGTTTATCCATGTCAGTCATTGTACCCACGTACATACGAGAAGTCAATATTATTTCAGATACATCATAAGCCTTGTTGTTGTGGCATCTTAGCCGTTACCAATAAAATACGTTGAAAATCCCACCATCACCCTATCGAGCTGGAAGCCAGTAATTGTAAGGCATGCATAAGAATTGCAATAAATCTTTGGTTGTCAAGCACGCTGCGCACTTTAACGTAACCCCTGTCATATCAGTGGTTTGCATTTTCATTTCGCTTGATATTGACTTGTCGTATCTTATAGCATGGAAGTTTTTTTCATTATATAATACTGCTTAGACTGCACACAACGCACTTTAAGCGGTATTATATAATTGAGGATTGACTGAGTTTAAATTGATGTTATAATACACACATGAAAAACAAATACTACACAGTTGAAGCAGAGTACAGTAACGGAAGGAATACCAGACCTGTGGACTTTAAAACTAAGACCAAGGCTTATTCCTTGCAAGATGTACTCATGGGGTTAGACGATGTTAAATCAGTTACAGTTGAACTATACACGTATCATCATTACAAGGAGGCATGGCAGATGTCAAGTAATCTAAAGTATTGCAGCAAAAAACTGAATGAAGAAGTTGAGACGATACTGAATAGTGAGTCAGTACATTTCTTCGCAAAGGAGATAATAAGGCTGGGCCTTGACAAGGACTGCGTTGACGCGGTAAGCGATGTTCAGCTGGCATTGAACCTGCTTCGTAAAGTACAGGAGGAATGTTTGTCATGAGAAAAATGAGTGAACTACAAGACGACATTATGCGTGACGTAGAACTTGTCTTACGAGACCATGTTGGTGAAGAAGAAGCTCTCAAGATAGCCAGTATGATAGACAAGCGAATTAAGGCTGCATGCGATAGGGTGGAGTGTGACATAAGCACGGCAGAAGACAGGGCCGATGAACTGGAGGACAGGGTGGATGAAGCTGAGTATGAATGTAAAGAAGCAAGGGAAGAGCTACAGGAAGAACTGAGAGACGTCGAGTGGGAAAAGATGGTAAAGCAATACTGGTACTACGCAGAAAGAACCAAGGTGACGGCATGAACACAGATATCTTAGGTAACGCATTTATAATTATAGTTATAACAGCTTTCCTGTACTTTGGGATATGGAAACAATTATGATACAAATGAATAAACGTTTTTCTCCTTTCCGAGAAAACAGGAAGGAGGGCAGTAGTTATGTGATATAACCAACCATCAGTTTTTAACACTTATTTGGAGATACAGCATGTAAGGAGGTACTGAAACAAGTACCAGAAGTTTTCATTAATACATGGCAGGGGAGATGAAGAGGATTGACACAAAGAACGCAAAGAAAGTATACATGAACAAAAACGCAAAGCATGTCTTTGGCTTGCTAAGCCTTGAAAAGACTAATGCCGATGATACAGTCTACTTACGTATGGATATTGTAGACGAAGAAATCAAAAAAGCAGTCAGCAAAGCATTGTTAGAAGTACAAACCTTTATAACGGAAAGAGAGTAGAACTATGGACGCTATTATGTCAGATGATCCAAAGGCAATCGAGAAACTACGGGAGAAGTTGAAGGGCTTGGAAGGGACGAGGGACTTTATGAAGTCTATCAATAAAGACTTCAAGCAAGCCGATGGTGATGTAACTAAAATGAAGATCATACCGGAACACCAGAGAGAATCAATGGTTGCCTTAGTAAAAAAGTCATACAGCTGGGAGAAGCAGCCTTATCCAAAGTGGAAGATAACAAACATTGGTGCCAGTATCCGAACAGTAAAGAAGAGGATTGAGCAGCTAACACCAAAGGCTGAAAAGATTGTAGTAAAAAAGAAGGTGGACTATGTAGGCGAGGTAATCAAGAAGCACGGAGCCTTTTTCTGTTTTAGTACCGAGCAGTTTAACGAACAATGCGCAGAAGGTGTTAAGTATGTTGCCTTGGACGGTGGGCTTTGCGTGCCAGTAAAAGTACAAGACGAGTTGGTCGCGGACATTGGTAAGGCAGCGGTACAGGCGGCGTTGGATGATAAGCAAACCAGTACCAATAAGGAAATTATCTGGAGAGAGCTGGCCAACCATGAAGCGCAGTACAGTGGATGTATTGACTCTACAGTAGACGCATTGCAGGGGTATGAGATAACACGCGAAGACGTACAGGCAGAGATGCCGGACTTTGTGAGAGAGGCAGAGTGTTGAGGAAAGAAAAGTTTGGACAAATATTAAAAGACTCGGAGGTATTCCGTAATCTGCACGTAGATCAGATATATTTTTCAGCAAAGACATACACTCTTGGTGGAGTGATGGCAGCATGCCGTAAAATAAACATTGAGTTGACGTCAGCTGAAATAACAAATTTAATGAGAAGGTTTATTGATGCATGAATGATACAGATTTACTATGGGTAGCTATTATATTTTTAGCAGGCTGGGTAGCCAGCTTATTGGAGAATTGACATGCCGAAGCATGAATGGGAGTGTGAAGACTGCGGACGTTTTGTGATGTTTAAACAACCTGAACTGCCGCAAGACGACTACAACTCAGAGCAGAATCAAGAAAGGAGTTGCGCTATATGTGGCGGAGATATGTTTTTTGATGAAGTACCAGACTATGGAGCTATCAAGCTGGTACCGCCTACACCGGAGCAGATAGTGAAGGCCAAGGAAGATGAAGAGGATGACGACGATGAATAGCCAAAGAGATAATGTAAAAGATGCAATCGAGGAATTTTTAAGAAAGAAGGTAATGATTAGGGCGTGCTTGTCAGATGATGAAATCGCCGAGCTTAGATGTATACTGGCAGATGAAGTCTTTATCGCATTAGGTATTACCTATGACGAGCAAACCAGTACAGGCGGTTACTTCATGCACCATGCAGGCAAGAAAGACTATGCAGAATACATCCTCGTACCTTTAACCGACGAAATCAAGGAGGCATGTAGCTGGGAAGAAGCCGGACATTATATCTGGAAATTTATCACGGAGGCAAAGAAGATATGAAAGTTATACATGTTATAGAGATCAGGAATGCTATAAGGAAATGGGCAAAAACTCATAGCCAGACGTACAAAGAGAAGGCGCCGTGCATTGTCTGTGTTGCTACCCGTTTTAATTGGGACGTGTTTCATATGGCGCAGGTACGAGGCAATTCTATATCGTTTCTGGCAGAACTATACACGTACCTTACAGCTGACCAGATTACTAAAGAGCTGATGCGTATAACAGGTATCGACGGAAGAGAGGTAAGTCATGGCATTGTATAGATGTTGGTTTACTTTTAAAGGTATGACCGCAGCAGTGATAGGCAGTGAAGGTGTTTCCGAATTCAAAGATGGATTCTGGTTAACCGGAGACCTGCAAATAACAAAGGGTGCGGGTGCTCAGTATTGGATACCGCCAAGCCAGTTACAAAGAATTGAGAAAGGAGTGATGCCATGAAGCAAGCAGTAAGCAATATATTCAGGAAGGATTTACTAGAGCGGACAATAGACTTTAAAAAGGATGCTATTGCGGTAACTCTTATGACTGAAGAACACCAGTATAAGGCCAGAGATGAATTCTGGTGCAACATCCAGCATAACGAAATCAAAGGCGAGGGCTATATATCTGGAGGCCAGTGTCTTAAGAATGTGAAGTTTAAGAAAAATTCTAAATCTGTTTTTATCACAGCTGATGACTTGATATGGTCTTCTTCAAAGTTTACCACAAGGGGTATGGCTCTTTATTTTCCGCATAACGGCAGGGTTATAGGAGGTGTTGAGTTTGACAGAACCTACACTACCAATGGCACCATGTTTACATTGGAATGGAACCGGAAAGGCATAATATCGGAAGCCTTTCCAGACACACCGCCGGAGTATTTAAACTATTATTTTAACAAGGAGAATGGCAATGATTGAGGCTACCTTTACTATAGAAATGACAAAGGAAGGGTTGGTATTGCAAGCCAGCATACCAGAGGTAATCAACGCGCCATTGATTGAACATAAGGTGGCAGCTATCTTAAAAGACAAGCTGAGTGAGTTGATAGATGAATTGTCCAAGATAGGAGATGTCTACAGCATGGAAGGCGAAGGCGACGGCGCTGCTTTTATAAGGAAGCAAGTCAGGAGGAATGACGGCAATGGAGACTGAAACCTATAACCCAGACATACAGATCAACGCTAAGATTAAATTAGCAGAGAAGACAGCGTTGATTGTATTGGCAAAGGCAAAGGGAGTTGGAGGCATTACAGGTCTACTTAAAATGATAGCCAATGCAAAGGAGGTCAAGGTAACGATATGAAATTAATATGCGACAACTATGATAGTGGGAAGTGCAATTATTCTGAGTTCAAGTTCCTTGAAGGCGCAGACATGCCAACCGCAATGGATAAAGAAACCGGATTTTGCATGATATGGAAAGGGAAAACCCATGGCGACTGGCTTTTAAAAGGTAGTATGGATTGTGATATGTTAGATTTGGAGGGAAGAGAGATATGACTCGTGAAGAAGAAGAACAAAAAGCAGTAGATGACTGGAACGCTACGAATGAAGTAGGGTGTAGGGTACTGGTCAGGATCAGGAGAGATGATGGCGAGGAATTTGATACTGCAACAAAATCTCCTGCGCAGATGCTATGCGGTACCGCTGCTGTATTTATTTATGGTCTCAGTGGTGCTTATATGTTGAGCAGGGTCAGGGCTACAAAGGCGTGTATTGGTTGCAATCACCAAATAGCTGCGCCGTTTCCATTTGAAACGGGTATAGGCGAACCCGTCTGCGATGAATGTGGACGAGAAAGGAATATGCATTAAATGAATGAATGAGCAAGGCGTATTGCGGAGGGTCAGGCCGCTACCTTGCTCATTCTGGAGACATGAGCCTTTATTGTACCAAATAAACTTTTGAATAGCAAAGGGCAAATGAAATGCCTTTATTACCAACAATTTATAACAGGAGAAGTCATGATGAATACGAC